CTAATGGGTTGTAATTATTCGCTAGGAGGATCTGTGGCAGGATTTAGCCACATTCTTAAGAGAAAATCTTACTGAAAACAGAAATAGAACTCGGTTTGGGTTACCAAGTACTGGTGCGTCAGACCGAAGAGGTTTCTAATTAATTATTATGTTCATGACAAAAACAATCTAAAGCCCCACCCAAAACTCAAGTAATCGCTCATTCCGTTGGAGAGCGTGAAATTTTGAAGAATGTGATGGTCTAATTAGATCCATAACAAGGAAAAGACCAAGTTATGCTTAATGTCATCTGAAATATAAATTAGGAACTTACAGCCAAACGTAGAGCAGTTAGTATCCACACTTCTCCCTGGTTTACCAGGAGCTTGATAGGATAATATCTAAGCTTTACGCTGTAATTCAGTAAAAGATTCAACTAATCTCATCGTAACATTACTGTTACACTCTAAGATCCTCAGAAAGTGGAATTGTTTAAAAACAAACATACTTTCCGCAAACTTTTACGAACAAGACAATAGAACGGTGGCTCTCCCCTGAGCCGGGACATCCAATAGCGACAGAAAGACTACTGGAAGAAAGTTTCCTTCATCTCAACATCGTATTCACGATTTAAGAAAATTGAAGGACTGAGGTGGGCGAGTGGGTTCTTTACGAACAACTTCGGATTCACAAGCATCTCGTAGGGGCTTTTCCTTAATTTCGAGTTAAGACCTCGAATATAAAAAGAAAAAGCTCCTAACCGACGATGTACGGGACTAAGACCATTTCCAGCGGCAGATTCAAAAATCTGACGATCTCTCTCAGAAGAAGATCGACAATCCGCATAGGGGAAAAAGTCAATGAATTCACGGTTATGTTTTCTAAATAACGCATAAACTCTACCCAGGTCGAAACCGACCTTTAAATCCTGGTAAATTGACCATAAAACGGGAACACGCCCATAAGACGACTCATCAGTCGTATGTTGCTCTGTATCAGCCCTTTCAAGCTGATAAGCCCCTTTACTCGCTTTATTCTTTCCACGGTTCAAAAGTAAACCGAAGGAAAAATAAGGAACACGAGTAACACCACACACGAACGATCGAACCAGCTCGCTGTTCGGGACCTCCTCAAGAAAGTCAACAGACTTTCCTGTATAGGTACTTCGAAAACATCCGAGGTTAAATCTCTTAACCTGATCAAAAAACATCAATATTATCCATATTGACAGAATTTTCGATCAGGCTAAAGATAGACAGAGGATCAACAGAGGTAGGATTAACTACTCTGAGAATTTCCATCCGTGGAACGTTTCGTGTGTGGATCTTAAAAAGGGTTGAGTTAATCTGTGCAATTGTGTCAGAATAGAGGTTCTTCCCAAGGGAAGGAATAAAACCTACTGACAAGCAATTCTTTTGCCACAGAGAAAACTCGGAAGGAGTGCAACAAAACAAGATGTCGTCGCCATTGACAAGAACATTAGGGGGCTCTCGATCAAGAAGAAAATACGTGTATCTAAATACTAGGTAATTCACCAAACAAAGAATGGGAAAGGACAAAACATGTCCCATCAATTGACCATTCGTCTGCTGGACCATCTCGATCTTGGGCCAAATGCTCAAGTCGGGGAAACCGGTGCCCCGGACGGGGGTTGCAGGGTAATCAATTTTACTAGAGAGAAATGACTTCTTACACTGATAAATCAGCGAAGGATTCAAAATCTCACCCAAACAGAAGTTAAGAACTAACTCTGAGGCCGCACCTTTTAATCGGTCGGTAGCAGCAGAGAAATCTCCACTGTTAAACTTCATACCCGGTTGCCAACTAGCAGCAACATGCCAAATATCCTCCTCCACAACTTGCCCATTGCCAATTAAAGCAAAAGGACGTAGACGCTTCAAATAACCATGAAGGGCCTTTTGTAGAGTATTCATCTCGAGATACTGCCCAGGATCGGGCTTCGTAATAATCCGACCCTTTAAAGGTTCTAAGATTATTTGAGGCATTACAGTTGGTTCATGATTCCAATTATCCAACTTAAGATAACTTCTTAAAGTTCGATCAATCGAAACATCCTCCAAACCGTAATAAAGACCCTCAGAACTTCGACCCCCCCATAATGGGAGGTTCTTGTTCGAACCATCATCAAAACGCTGACTTAAAACTCTCCAGTGTCCGACAAGAACGTCGGAACGAGGAAGTTTTTCATCATAGTTATGATAAAGGTCCTTCTCGAGACGGGATACCGCAATACCAACCTGACCAAGCGAAGACCTTGGTCCACCAACCACTGCCGATGTAGACATACTACTATTAGCAATGCCACCCTCACTCAAAGCAACATGAGAGGGTAGATCCCCAAATTCCGTTGATAGCAATTTCTTAGAGAACTCAGCAAACTCGGGCTGAATCTCCGGATCAGAATACAAAGCTTCCGCATGGGAGAGAAGCGACTGATGCACAGCATCTGGTCGTATAGGGAGTAAACCCTTCTTCAATCCCTGGAAAATAGTGTAAACGATTAAGCATTTATCATGCTTAAGTTGTCTCTTTGATCTCGCTACCAAAACCACCGCCTTTAAATAATGAACAATACAACGAGGAAAAACCTTAATCAACAGATCACCGGAGCTAAGTTTTGGGAATTCGGTTCCAAAAAAGGAAGCGAAAACCCAATTAACAGAGATCTTGAACTGGGAAGCACACTTGCCTAGAAGACCTAAGTATAGAAATTTATGTTTTTCTATAAGTAGCTCTTCAGAGTCAAGATAGCGACCAAGAATAAGGAATGCAAGCTCGGACATCCGCTGAGAATAGTCACAAGCCTCCTCGTCGAAGAAGTTATAAAGTTCATTCACGCCCGAAAAAATGATAGGGCCGGTCACCTCTGACCGATCAATATCCAGGAATGCCGACATATAAAAAGACCAATAGTCGGAAACTGTCTTATCCAATATCTTCAATTCATTCAAAAAGCCCAGACCCAAAAAGTCATTAAGCGATTGAATCTTCGAAAGAAGTAAAGATATAGGGGAATTAGACCCATGTGGTTCACAATAACTATGAACTGGATCTTCCTCAATTTCCATTGAGGGTTTAGAATTTATGAAATCTTTTGCAATATGAACAAGCAAAAGACGAC